TCAAGACTGACGATGCGTTGCCTGTTCCGGCGCCTTTTTGGCGTCAGGATAGGATTGGCTGTTCGAGTTCGGTCCGAGGCTTTGCCTTCGAACACAGATACGTTACAGCCATGTTCCGGTTGTCGAAGCCGGAAGTGCCCAAAGAGGGTGAAAATCCCCCAAGGGCCGACCATTGCCACCTCCTGACGATGCTCGACAAGGTAGTCGACATTGTTGCTACCAGTCTTGGACCGTATAGGTCTGAGGACTGGGAGTTTAGTCATGGACCTGGCGCTGTTTCAGACAAACCAAAAGGCGAGAACAAGTATGCTTTCGCAAACTGGTCCGATTGTCTGGATTCTGCGTTTCCTTTCTCCGAGTGTGCTTTCAGTAGCTACTCGGGCTGGGTTAACAACTTCCACACACGACGGTTCGGAACTAAGGCAGAGATGCCCCATTCTAAACTGGTCGCCGTCCCTAAAACGTTCGTTAAGCCGAGGCTTATCGCCTCGGAACCTAGCGAACACATGTGGTGCCAACAGAATGTGAAGCACTACATGTACGAGCGAACTGCGAGCTCCTGGATTCGCGAGTTTGTGAATTTCACAGACCAAGAGCGGAACCAGCAACTTGCGTTGCTTGGGTCAATGGATGGGTCGCTGGCTACGGTAGACTTATCGTCTGCCAGCGATAGAGTGAGTTGTATGTGTGTAGAGAACACATTCAAGAGGAATCCACTCCTTTTGGATGCCCTATGCGCATCGCGGACCCGTCGTTGCCTGATAAGCCAAGATGGCTTTGAGGACAGAATCATCGAGATCAAGAAGTACTCGACGATGGGCAATGCTACCACATTTCCAGTTGAAACACGGATATTCCTCAGTGTGGCGTTAACCGCTACGCTCTGGCAACAGGGCCACCGAGAGGTGTCCCTTGCTAAAATCAGACAGCTCGCTGGGAGTGTCACCGTTTTTGGGGATGACATCGTTGTCCCTACGAACGCGGTTAGGGCGCTCACTTTGCTCCTTGAAGTCTTGGACTTCAAGGTCAACTCATCGAAGA